CATCGGCGGTCTTGTAGGCTTGCGTCGCTTTGTCTTTCACACTCTTGGCGGCGCTGGCCGGGCTCCCGGTCAATGCCCTGGCGACCGCTCCGGTCACCGCCCCAGTAGCGCCGCCCAAGACCGCGCCTTTGGCCGCATCCTGCAAACGCCCGCGGGCGCCCTCACCGCGACCGAAGCCATGGGCGGCGCCATACGCAGCGCCCTCAGCAGCGCCACGGCTGACCAGCGACGGTAAGATGGCCTTTGCGCCCTTGAGCAGAGACATGCCTCCCTTGGCCAGCCCAGAGCCCGTGAGAACGGCGCCAGCGACCTCGCCGGGAACGGCAACGTACGGTGATATATCGGCGTCTCTTGCGCGCTCGGCGGCAAGATTTTTAGAATATCTTTCTTCGTCGTACTGCTGACCAGTGCCTTTGAAATTAGCCATACCGGTCGCGAATTCTTTGACCGAGCGCGCATATTTTGGATTTTTACTTCCGCCAGACAACCCCTGCAAACCGGTGTTCATCGTGGCCGCAAACTCGTCCGCCAGCCCAAATGATGCACCGCTTGCCATCGATCTGAAAAAATCGTTCACGCCGTTATAGGCCGTCTCGATAGGTCCCGGCCTTTCCTGCTTCTCGGCTACTTGGGACTTGGAGGTGTTTGGCGCATCATATTTCGACCACGGGCTATCGTCGCCGGAGGCCTTGTAGCTCTCCCAGGGCTTCTGCATTACTCGGCCTTCCACCAACTGTCGGGCTTGCTCGGATCGCCGCCCATGAATGTGTAACCGCCTTCTACGGACCCGACCGCCGGGCCCTGCCCCAAGGCTGGCGCTCCATACTCACCGCCGGACAAATCGCCGGGCTTAATGCCCTTGTTGATCACATCGGAATAAATCTTCTTAACCCGAGTGAGATTGAACAGGAATTGCTCCTTTGTTTGAGACTGTTCCATGTTGCCAATGGTCGCCTGCAAGAGCCTATTCTCAAATTCGGATACCTGGCCCAGGGCTCCCCCAGTCTTTGAGTTGTTGCGCATCTCCTGCAATCGGTCGAAACCGGCATTGGCCTTAACGGTGTCGAGCATTTTGCTGACATCGTGCGCGGCGGTGCCGGGAACATTCGACAAAAAGGACCCACCCAATCCTGTCGTTGGAAGATCGGCGTCCTTCATGGTGTCAAAGATGCGGTCGATGTCGGTAGTGACCACATCGGCGTAAACGTTTTGCTGAGCCACTCTGGCTTCATCCTGCGCGGCAGCTTCTGCCGCCTCAATATCGGCCGGTCCGCCAGTAATAAGCGACATGCTGAGATTTCCCTGGTCATCTCTCTCTAGCTGATACCCAGGCGGGATCGTCCCGTATTCGCTCTGCCCGACATCGACATTCATGGCGCCCGCCTTTCGAAGTGCCAACCTCTGGTCCGCCACATCCTTCGGGTACGGTATATCTCGACCGGGCACCAGTGCTTTCGGTTCCTTGGGCGGCGGGGCATAGCCCGTCACCGGTTGGGTGCCGCCCCGGTTACCGGCACGGAAGAACGCCGGCTTGCCATCCGGCCCAACACCGGCGGTCGGCTGGCCGTACGTCTCGGGCGCCACCGGGTCGGGGAATTCTTGCTTGAAGTACTGTCCCTGAGCGGCCTTCATCATCTCTGGACTGTTCCGCAACGCCTCGACCATGGACTGCCGTTCGGCGTTCTGCCCAGCCTCACCCTGCTCGAAGACCCCCCGGGCCGGGCCGGAGACGCCCGGGTCCTCGCCGCGAGGCCGCAACGCATCGGCGTAGAAATTTGCCATTGAGTCCTTTTGCGCCGCCTCGGCCTCACTAGCCTTGTCCATGTTGTAGCGAAGTGCTGCGGCCTGAGCGAGCCGTGAGGCTATTTGCAGCGGGTGGCGGACCGGTGCGCCTGCATTGCTGTTGGCCAGGGCCTTAATGATCTCGCGGCGTGCCGCCGGGTCAACTTTCGGCGCGATGACGGGTGCTGCCACGGGTGCCGCACCCTGGGCGCCGGGCTGGTACATGGTTTGAACTGGCATTGGTTAGCGCCTCCTATCTCGATCGAGCGGCTGATCGTTCACCTTGCGCCTCCGGTCAGATTCCAATTATCCAACGGTCGTTGCGCTCTCGCCGCGGGTGCGGTCGCTGCCGGCTGTGGTGCCTGAACTTGCGGTTGCCCCGCGATCTGACCCCACTGCGGCGGCAACTGTCGCGGGGCTACTGGCCCAACTGGATTGATACTCGTGCCCCGCAAAGCAGCGATCACATCCGGACGAAACCCGAGGGCCTCTACGTCGAGCGGATCGGACCCGGGGACCATCTGCGAATGTCCCTGAGAGCGCAGCACGCGCAGAATATCTTCCCGCCCGGCGTCGTCCAACGGCTTTGGCGGGGGGCTGGCGGTGGGGTAGGCGAGTGGGGCGACGTCCTCGTTCTGATCGAAGAGCCCGCTGAGATTCCCCGGGTCGAGGGCTGCCTTGGTGAATTTGTTGAATATCGACACGACGCTCTCCTAACTTGCTTTCCTGTCTCGCGGCACTTCCAGCGCCATATCGAGGATCGAGACTGTCCGCTCGGTCTCGTCCGTCAAAATACGCTTCAACATTTCGGCCCGGCGCCTAATTTCCGGCATGAACTCCGGGTAGGTCTTGGCCAAGTACCGCATCCGGTCCGCCGCATAGTCGGTGCGCAGATGACCGGTGCAGAACCAGCAATCGATGCCGTCGTTCGCACCATTCAGGTACTGGCGGGGGATCTCCGCCCCCTCACCCTTGAGATATTCCAGCACATCGTCATCGGACCATTCCCAAATTGGAAAGGCGTACTCAATACCGTCGCCGTCCACAGTCCCGGGCCCGATGCCAACTCTCTCGTCGCATCGCTTGGTCCCGCGCAAGAGAAGGCGGATATCGCTGCGCATCACCGCATGATGCAGCGGCTTCAAAACCATCTCGAGACAGCAATTCAGCGACGTCTGGATCAAGGTCTCCCGCGGCTCTTCGAGGAAACGGGCCATCTCGGCTCCGTACCACTCCGGCACCACGTCGAGCGGCAACCCGCGCAGTTCGTGAAATTGGTCTATCGGCATCGGCGGAGATATCAATTTGAGATCGACGCCGAGCTTTTCGCAGGTGCGCTCGACCAGATCCACGGTATCGGGTAGCCAAGCGCCCGGGTTGGCGAAATGCACCTCTATCTTGTCGAGCCAAGGCCGGGCCAGATAGAGAACGGCAAGCGAATCCTTGCCGCCGGAGAATTGCAGTATGGCGCGGTCATGACAGGTCCCGGTGTGCGGGGATCTCCAGAGACATGTCTGCCCCGGTTCCGGCGGCTCAGCGGCCTCGGTATCGAACGGCGGGGTCTTGTGCTTGGTCTCGGTCATGTCAGAACGCGGTTATGGCTGCGCCGCCGAGGCCCGCGATAGCACCCATGGCGGCCTGCTGGCCGCCGGCGCTTCGGTTCGCATTGGCATTCCCGGCGTTCTGCTGGAGCCCGTAGGCACTAATGATATCGGGCGGCGCCACGGCGTAATTCGCGGTCGGCCCGAAATTCGGCAACGGCATGGCCGGTGTACCCTGCATGTAGGCGCTGATCTCGTTGATCGGCTGGGAGCGCTCGAGGAGCCGGTCCGAGATACCCTGCTGCCGATCCGCCGAGGCAATGCCGAAGAGCCTGGACTGCTCGGCCCGGCCGGACCGCACGGCCTCTTGAGCGGCCTTGAGGCTGGTCTCGTCCTCCCTTTCGCCAAACTCCTCCAGCGACCGGTTCCAGGCCTCGCCGCCGACCGGCAGACCGCGCACCGTCAGATCGTTTGTCATGTCATGCCGGGCTCGATCGAGTTGCGGCCGGACCATGCCCATGATGCGGCCAAACGTCGCGTCCTCAACGGGCTGGGCGGCTCCCTCCAAGTCCTCGGTGCCGGGTAACTCCCGGAGGCCCTCAAGGTTGAAGGACGGCTGCTCGCCAATCTCCAGCGCCCGGGACATGGCCGGACCGCCCAGGGTTAGACCGAGACGCCGCTGCAGGTCCACCAACGCCTGCTGGTCTTCGGGCAGTTCTGTGATGCGCGTGCGGCTCGGGTCGCCGATATCGCCGACGTAGCGTGAGGTGCCGAACGGCGTGATCTCATTGATCTGCGAGACTTTGGCTGATTCCAGCACCGCTTCCTTGTTGGCCGCGCCTTGAGCGGCTGTCAGGGCTACCGGGTCCGGCGTGGGCGCCGCCGAACCGCCGCCTTTCTTAAAGCGGCGCTCGTCTCTGCCCTGCCCAGTTCCGGCATAGCGGCGGTGCCGTGCGTCTGAACGATATATCATCATGCTGCCGCCCTTTCGTTTCGGCCACCCGGTCTGGTCAGCCAGCGCTGAGCCTCGGCGGCCAGCATGCCGTAGATCATCGCGTCGTCGTCGAGGAACGCCTGGCGAGCCTTGCCCTCGAGCACGAAGCCCAACCGCTCGACGAAACGCCGCGCTCTTTTGTTTCGGGACGGGATAATTAATGTCGCCCGAGCGCATCCGCATTGCACGAACGGATACGCCAGCAAGGCATGGACCGCGCCGCGCGTCGCCCATTTTGGTGTCTCGGTCGCAAAGGCCATTTCTATCGACCGGTAACGCTCCGAGTAGTTGTAGTACCCAGCAACGGCAACAAGTGCCCCGCTGCCATCCGCTATGCCGATCGCCCGGAAGTTCGGCACGGGCTCGAGGTGAGGAAGCCTGTCGAGCAACCATTGACCGAGCGTCATCTGGGTATAGGCGTCTCCGATCACGAGCTTCATCGCGCACCGCCTTGCTTGATCAAGTAATCGATCGAATACCAGGTCAGCGAGGCAGCGGTAGAGAAATTCCCCCGGAACCCTATGTTGCGGCCGATCGCCGTAGCGCCGATCCACTTCGGACGCGATTGCGCGCGACTGGCCCAATCCGCCACATCCCAATCGTCTTCGTCCCAGGCGCTGCCCACCGACTGGCCGGCCAAAGAAAGCGAGCCCGGGCTAATGTTGCGGGCCGAAAAATCGGCGTTGAGCGCAATGCCGCCGGTCAAGGTGCCCTCTATGGCCATGACCGTGCGCACCGCCGTTACATGCTTCTTGGAGCCGCGACTGCCCAGGTAGGTGAATGGCCCGGACACATCGAGATTAATGTCAGAGCCGTTGTCGTTAACACCTGTGTGCTGGTAGACGATGCCGCCGGCGGAACCGAAGTAAATTCCCCCGTTGTGGTACTCCCAACACCGTGCCGGCAGATCAATAAACCGGGTCCATGCTCCGCGCTGCAGGTTCAAGCAGTGCTGGCGGAACAGCGTGGTTGATTCCGGATAGTTGAAGTACATGCGGCCATTCGGGAAAACCCGCCCAGCCTGCCAGCCCCATGTTGTTCTGTGCTGCACCGCTAGGTCACGGACAGACTGGGCAATCTTGCCCCACATGGTGTTTTGGATAATCGCATCGATGGTCCAGCCCTGCATGATCAGCGAGACCGGCAGATAACCCGCCTCGGTAAGAATGGCTAGATCGCCGCCGACCTTCGTTACGCAGCGCCGGCCAATCGGTGGGGCGCCTTCGTAGGAGCCGACCTTGACCCAGGCCGAGGCCGTGCCCGGGTCCGTGCCCTGATAAACGATGATCTCACCGGTGGACATGACAAAGACCTGCATGTCCTCTAATCCAGCACCGCCATCGCGCGACCAGGCGCCACCGGCCACGAGGTAACCGCCCTTATTGGCAATTTGGCTGAGATCGAACGCGGCAAGCGCGCCGGTTACCGCCCCGGCACCGGCATAGTAGGCGTTGGCGCTGCCGTCTAGGGCGAACCACAGCCGGCTCACATGGCTCCAAACCGCCGTCAGTTTGGTGATGTCGGCCGGGCCGGTCCAGGAAGTGTCTTGGAACGTCGTACCATCGTAGTCCCACGGCGCGTCGTTGCCGTTACACCCGAACATCCGTCCGGTGAAATTATGGGTCTGCCAACGGTTGGATGCGTAGGACTTGCTGGGTGTTAGATCGGTTGCCGCACCGGAGGAACTAGCGTCGTAGATTTTCCCCCCACCACCGGCGAGCAGCTTTTGAGACGATGCGCTCTCCAATGCGGCCAAGGTTTCGACATCACCAGCGCCGACACCGGTGGCATGAGACGCATATCCCGGCCGGACCACCAGGCCATGGGTATCGGCGATCCAATTGACCAAGTCCTCGGCATCCGTCTCGGGTAGGGCGTCGCGGATATCGCGCGTGTTGATGCCGCCGACCGGTGCCGGATGGGACACAACTCTGGTGCGGACACCTTGCCTCTGCCGGGCCACGGCCGCGCGATATCTGGGGGCAACAAGTCCCACGACATTACCCCCCGAAACCACTGTCCGGGACGTTATCGACATCGAGCAGATACGGCGTGCGCCGTCCGGAGAGCGACACCGGGCCATGGCCGCCATCGCGGGCTTTGGTCAGGGCGACCTCGTCGTCGTACTCCGTTTTCTCGTCCGCATAGGGCAGTCCCTTGGCGCGCAGATAGCGCCAGTGCACGCCCATGGTGAGGAGGTCTTCATCCAGCACCGATGTGTCGGTATCGGCCGCCCAGGTAAGGGCGTCGGCCGCACCGTCACCGTCGCTGTCGACCAGGTTCTTCGACACGTACTCGAACGCCACTGTATCGGCGGTGTCGGGATTCGGGTGGGCCAACAAATCGGAGCCGCGGACCCGGATCCATTTACGCGGCGTCTGCTGCACGATACCGGACCGGAGAACCTGCCACTGGTTCGACGTAGAGGGGCCGCGCAGCCGCCACTCGTTGGTGCGATCCCACCAGGTGAAGTTCTTGAAGCACCAGAAATCCGACGGGATGGCCCCGGTCTGCACTGACTGTCCGGTTGTCATCGTGAACGTCTGCTCGGCAGTCAGAACCTTCCACGGGTAGCATCTGGCAAGGTTTTTTAACTCCCGCTTGGCCAACGCAAGAAGTTGGCACGCCGCAGGATCAGTGTTGCCCACGATCGTGCCGGGCGCTTGGTATTCGCCGATTTCTTCGATGGCGTCGGTGCAAATCGAGAGCAGCGTCACTGGTTCACCTCGTTAAGTGGCGATCCCAGCACTGACCAATTGGGTACGTAGCTCATTCACCTTGTCGGAGAGAGAGGACAAAGCATTTATGAGCACCGTGTTCAGCGCATTCTGGGTGGCGAGCTGGTCCGCAACCTCTTTGAAGTTGTTGTCGATGTTCGCAATGGAGGTGTCGCGGTTCGCGGCAGTGTCCCAACCGCCAGCCGCCGCGCCCGTGCCCCCCGCTATCATCGGGCTAATGGTGTCGTCCGCGGTGCCGCCGGAGCTATCCGTCAATGTGTCCGTGTTGGTGGCCGCAGCGAGGGTATCGGAGCCGGTGCCACCAGTATTGTCGGTCAAGGCGGCCACTGCTGTGCTATCCGGTACTCTGGCTACCGACACGGCCCACTTAGCCGGCATTCCTAGACCCATGAGGTTATTTACTGAGGGCATTTTATTCTCCTTTGGCCAAGCCGCCGCCTAAGTTCCGTTATTCACGCAATGATGACCGCGTTGACATCGACCGCTAGGTCCGCCGGCATGCCCATTGCCATGAGGCGCTCGACAGAGCCGTCCGCCACGATCACATCGGCCAAGCCGATCGGCACACCAAGCGCCAACAGCACATCCGCACCGTCGTTCGCGACCACGGCCGCGGCGACGTTGGCCGGCATTCCTAGCGCTACGAGACTGTTGACATCCGCCATAGAGATTCTCCTCGGGCGTTAATCCGATGACTAGCTTGCCTGCTCGGCGGGCGCTTCCGTGCCGGTGTGATCTTCGGAAGCCTCCGGCTCGTTTTCCGTTTCCGCATGCTCGGGATCGGTCGCATCGGCCGTTTCTGGTTTGGCTTGGTTACCAATGCCCACAGATCTAAGGACATTGCCGACAACTCCCCCGCCCGTCGGCGGTGGCGGTGGTGAGTCCGGCGGAACAGCGTCGCTTGGCTGCTCTCCCGGCTCTGTGTCATCGGTGGCCTCGGTGACATCGGCGGCTTCCGGGGCGGCGCGGTCCTTTCTGGCCTCGGAAGCCACGAACCGGGCGTATTCCGCCGGGTATCGTTTTTGCGCCGCATCATCGGCCTTGCCGACCGCCTCGGTCTGGCCGGGGGCCGCTACCACGCGAACCAGCACGATGCCCCGGTGATCGCGATAAAAATCAACCTTGGACATGGCTCCTAATCCTTCTTCTTCGCCGAGCGACCCGGCGTTGGCTGAACCGGTGCCGGCGCTGCGGTCGTCTCGGAAGATGGTGTCGAGCCCGCCGCTACCGCGTTGGCTTCCATCTGGCCCTGCATCTGGGCGATCAGGTTCTCCAGCCGCAGAACGCTCGCCTCGAGCTCCTGGTTTTTCTCAGCCAGGCGCTCCTGGGGTTCGGAGGTCTTGCGGGACTCCACGTAGGCCTGGGCCATGTCGCGCAGGGTGCGCGGGTCAAAACCGATGGACCCGAATGCCGCGCCGTGGAGTTGCGACAGTCCGTTGTCGCTTAACTCCGCCAAGGCCTCGACGGTGAAGATGTTGTACATCTTGAGCGCCTGGATGGCGGCCGGGCGGGCCGTGAAAACGGGCCATTGCTCCAGCGGCGTACCGCTGGCCGCCACGGTTTCGCCCCGCTTGAAGGCCTCATAGGCCTCCGGATACATCGACCGATGCTGGTCGGTTACCTTCTGCACCGGGGCCGACTTCATGTCTCCGGCCAGGAGAATTTCGACGTACTCCACATCGTGAAACGCAAAGCCGTCCGCCCCTTGTTTGACGCGCACCGGTAGGGTGTAGAACCTTGGCACCAGGGAATGGGCCTGGGTCGGCATCTGACCGCCGGGTTCTAGCGCCGGGATCCCTGCTAGTGGGCCACGGTGAAACTGTCCTTCGACAATTTGGCTCATGATTCTCTCCAAGTTGATGGCGGGGACCGAAGCCCCCGCCATTCTGTTACGCGAGTTAGGCGGCTACCGCGTCGTCCATGAACGGACGATCGATTTCAAACTCCGCCTGTCCCGCCGCCGGCGTTCCGATCGCCGATGCGCCCTTGGCCCGCTTCACACGGTCGCCGGCGACGACGGCGTCATCAATGCTGCCCGCCGTGGCGGTGGCGTAGACGTTGGCATTGTCGACGAAGCCAGCCAGACACAGGCCCACGGCCTTACCTTGGATCTGATACCAGCCGTACTGGCTGGCAATATTGGCCGACATGGCCACCGCAACCGGACCGATAGCGTTGGCCGCCAATAGCGCTGTCGAGCCGTCGTCCGTGTTGTAGGTCACCCACTCACCGATGGCCGTGGAGGCAAGGCCGAGCAAGTAGATAAACTCGCCAGCCCCGTAGGTCGGGTCCTCGGCACGAACGACGGTGCCGAGCGGGTGGTTCTGCACAGTGTCGGTATCTGCGATAGCCTGCATACCGATCGTGTGCTCTGTGATCGCGTAAGTCATGGTTCTTTCACTCCTTTGGTGGCATCGGCTCGGTCATCGCTTCTTAGGCCGCTTGGGTTTGGTTAAAGCGGCCGCGACTTGCCAGCCCTTGTTCAAACGCCATCGAATGATTTTGGCCGGGATACTGGTTTCCTCCGCCCAATCGGCCAGGCTTTGCGAACGGCCTTTGAAGCGGATCATCGATGTCGAGGTTTTGTTGCGCTGTTGCATTGATGCAGTTGCCCAACGGCAGTTTCCGGGCTCGTAGTTCCCGTTCACCTCTTTGCGATCTAGCGTAGTTCCCTCGGGGCGCTCGCCCATATCGGCAAGGAATTTCGCGAAATCCGAGATCCATGGCTTGTGAATCTTGATGCCCCGCTCGCCGTACCGCGAGTAGTCTGGCGCTTTGGGGTTGAGGCATCGTTGCTTCATCGATTCCCAGGATTTGAAGGTCCGTGTCTTGGTCATCCCGTGCGTCGTAACGGCAGCGAGATGGAGACAACCGCACGATGTGCTCCTGCCGGAGCGCAAGTACCCTGCCCTTACCGTTCGCTTGGTGCCGCATTCGCATCGACACAACCAAAACACTTCTCCTCGTTCGTTCCTGTGTGATCGCCCTAGCACAATCCATTTGCCGAAACCTTGCCCTGTCAAATCGAGCCGGTGTATTTTCCGCATATGCTATCCCCTTGTTTAGGAGACAACAGTTTAAGCGAAAACTCCGCCTTATGCGACAATCACGTCAGGCAACAATTACTCCTTGCAATGAGCGATTGCGGGCCGTCATGTTCCCCGCCCAACCGATGAGCTTGACCATAGCATCCTGATTTGTTGCATATCTATCCGGGTTCAACGGCACCATGTCGCGCCGGGCGTGCGGCCGGTACGACAGGTAATCGCAGTTCAGGAAGTACATGTGGCTGGCCGGGGCGTTGCCGCCGAGGCCACCGTCGAACACCACGTCGGCGCCCATGAAGCGCAGGTTCTCGAACCCTGCCTCTCCGAGCTTCGCATTGGTGACGCGCTGGATCGCCTGCAGCGATTCCCAGTAGTAGCGGAAGTACGTGTTATCCGCGACGATCAGGTCCGGGTGATCCCGGTTACGCGAGCAGTTGAGGTACAGCGTGTTCATGGCGGTCTGGATCGTCGACGGACCCGGGGTCACGCTGTTGGCAGAGAAGTCGTAGAACTGGTTCTGCCAGAACGTCCAGGTGGTGCTGTTGATTCCGCCCACCGTGCCGGTGCCGGCGTCACCGACCAGGAGCTGCAAGCCCCCGATCTGCTTGCCGGAGTCGGCGGTGCCGTTCGAGTAGCAGTCGGACGAGATGTTGTTCATCATCGTCCGCTCGGCGTTCTCGATACGACCGGCCAATAGATCGATGACCTGATCGTCGCCCGCGTTCTGCAACTCTTCGAGACCGGACATGGTGACCGCCACGGCGGCCTGCTTGATCTCGAATTCCGCCGCGGTGAACACGTCCGAGGCCGCGATATTCACATTGTCGTAGCCGGAATACCGCTTGTAGGTCCCGGTTTCCTGGTAGGCGATCTCCTCCAGGATGGTACGGCCGCCCGAGAATGGACGGCGTTTGCCGCGCTCTCTCAGCCGGTAGAGAAGGGCTGTGTTGTTGGAGACGTTATCGGCGAGCTTCTTCGAGCGATTGCGCAGTGTGGTGCTCGCCACCTCCGAAATATTCGGGGATGCCATTTGTCACTCCTGGGGATTTGTGTTGATCAGGCATGGCCGTTCCACACCTGTCTGACTTCATCCAACACGCTGTCCGCAGGTTGGCGCTCGCCGTGTCCGGCCGGTGTCCCGGTGACTGACGATCCCGCCCTTTGGGCTGCCACTGCCTTTGCCGCGGCCTCGTTCTGTCGCTTGCGAGCCGCCGCTGCTTCACGGGCTGCCTCAAGCTTTGAACGGGTCACGGGATTGGCATATACGGCCATGTCGTAGGCCGACTCCATGTCGGCTGCGTGGCCTTTCTCCATTAGATCGGCCATCACTGCCCGCACCTCGGCGAAGTACGGGTGTTTCGATACGCCGGACTCATCGGTCGCGGCTTGAAATTGTTCGACAGTCTGCTGACCGCTGGTCGCCCGGGCCTGGGTGTCGGCCGCGGTCATGCCCTGGATCTGGCCCTGGAGGGTTTTGACCTGCTCCAACAAGGGGGCAACGATGGGCGCGACGTGGGAGGCCAACACCTGGCTGACCTCCGGGTCCAGCGCCGTTGCCGGGTCCGCGCCATGGACGACTGTTGGATCAGCGCCCGGCGCCGGCATCGCGCCGGTTAACGTGCCGAGATCAAAGCCGCGCTCCTTGGCGAACCAGGAGATAAAGGCCCCCGGATCATTGTTGGCATAATCGCTCAGGGCCAGGAGATGATCGACGTACTGAGGCACCGACATGCCCTGCATCTTGATAGCCTGCTCGCGTGGCCCGATAACTTGGTCCAGGCCTTCGTACCGGCGGCGCTGCTCTGCCACGGCCTCGGTTTTCTCAGTGAAGGCCTTCGCGGTCTCCCGGTCTCGCTCCGTCATCCATTTCTGAACCGCTTCCGGTTGCTCGCGGAAGAGCTTCTGCTGGTCGAGCGGCCAATGCGGGGGCGGCTCCAGCGGTCCGAGTACCGGATCGGCCGGGTCTGCGGCCGCTGCTGCTGGCTCCGTTGCCGCTGCCGGGTCTTCGGGCGCGGCGGGATCGGTGGCTGCCGGTTCAGCCGGGTCTCCACCGGCCTTGGTGAACCGGCCCTTGCCGTCTCGAACCGGGCCCGCCGACGGCTCCGGCTGAGTCGAGGCAGGAGGTTCCGCAACAGGCTCTGGGCTGGGCGATGGGTCAGCGCCCGGCTCAGGCGTTGGAGCGAGCTCCGATGCACCGCCGGCGGGTTCGGGTTCCATGGCTGAGCGCAAGTCCGCCACGATGTCGTTGTGGCCGCTTTCCACGGCGGGCATAGAGTCGGTCTGGATCGCGGGCTCGGTCATGCCAGCATCCTAAATTCGTCCTGATTGACTGTTTCGTCCGGCGGCCCGGCGTTGCCCGCAGCAACTTGCTCGATTGCGTCCTTGATGTCGGACGCGACCGGTGTCGCCTGGGGCTTCGATCCCGTGACCGGGCGCTCGTTGCCGACCTCGACGAGATCGTGTTTGCGCAAATGATCCCGGTGCTGACGACGGCCGCCGATCACCTCGTTGGTCACGGCGGAGCGGTACGGGGAGATGTCGGTCATAATCATCGGGCCACGGCCGTGGAGCTGGGCGGCCTGGGCGGCGTAGTACGCCTCGGCGGGTACGAATTTGTGCTGTTCTTTGTCCCAAACGAAGCGTTCGCGCACGGCCTACTCCCTTTTCGGCACTAATTTACACGCGAAGTCTCACAATCCGTTGGGGATGGGCTGGGATCAGTGGAGCAGCAGCAGGGTTGCGGCCTCTTCGTCGTCGCGAATTTGCCTGATCCGCTCGGCTTCGGCCGCCGGGCCAATACCTCCGATCTTGGCAATGAGCGCCGTCAATTCATTGGCCAGGGCGGCGTATTGGCGCTGCTGCTCCTCGGTGAGGCCGGGCGGTGCCGGCGGCGGTGCCTCCAAGGCATCAAGGTCCTGCGCCTCCAATGCCTCGGGCGGGCGGCCCTCGGTGCCGTATTCCCAAATCTCCCGCATCTTGGCTCGAAGTGCCTCGGCCTCGGCCGCCTTTTTGCGCCATTCCTTGGAACGGCGGTGTGATCGGCTATCCTCTGCCGGACTGGGCCAGATACCGCCGGCCTCGCCCAGTGTCGCCGGGGGGGAGATTGCCCCGCCTACGGCAATCCCGGAGTAGCCCCAGCACGACTGCTGCCGCCATTCACCGTCTTGTGACGCGTTCGGTGTAACGCCGGGCCCAACTACGAAGAAGCCGACACCTGCCGCGCTCCGGCGCTTCTCGGCGCTGTCTATGGCCATTACGGGATGTTCGCTTCGCTCTCGGTGTAGTCGGTGCCGTCGTCAGCCAGGTCCTTCTCCCATTCGACCGTTCCGCCGTCGTCGAAGAATTGCTTCTTCGTCGCACTTACGAGGACCTTGTTGCGCAGCGCCATGAAGAGATAGGCGAGCTTAACAAGCGGCGTCTCATTGGCAGCCGGCACGCCCGTTGGCTCCGAATCGGCAGCATTTAGCAAATCAGTGACGGCCTTGATAGCGTCTATCAAAAGGTCAAGCCGCCCGCCGTCGGCCCAGTCACCTTGAAGCTCATCAGAGTCTGCAACAATCGCCGCAGTCTCTGCTTTCAGGGCAATGATATCGGCGGCTATGTCATCCCCTGCCGCGTTGGTAATCACCGCCGCTTGAATGGCATCCAATTCTGCTTGAAGCGTGGTACCGGTGTCCACCAGGATGGCGGCAATCTCGGTATCGAGGAAATCATCGATAGTGTCGATCAATGCCTTAAGTGCGCCGAGACCATCTGTGCCGTTCGCTAAGTCCTGTGCGGCTGCACTGCGGCCTAGCGAGAACGACTCCACAACCTCACCGACGACCGAGACACCGCCCACCGTACCCGTGGTGATAACGATGGAATAGTTCTTGCCGGTCTCGAAGCCATTGGCCCCCGTGGCCACGATGGTCGCGAGATTGAGACCCACCACCGAATCATGATCGACGCCAAGCGAGACACCCGCTGTAATCTGGGTCAGCGAAGCATCTTCGTAAGCCGAGAGCACCGGTGTACCGGCCAGCACAGTTGGGACACCCGTCGCGAAAGCACGCGTGGTGAAGAGGAAATGCAGGGTATCGCCGACTTGGAAATCCGTCATCCCGCCAGCCCTCCGCCCACACCTGCTATTCCACCTGCCCCTGCCAGACCTCCCGGCCCGGCCAAGCTGCTCATGACGCGGCCGCCACCAGCAGCCGCAAGCTCCGTCGTGAACGCAACCAGGGCGTGGTCAACCGCCACCGGGAACAATGCGTTGGCAAAGTCAGTCGCGCTGTCCTCGTCGATAGTCTTGGTGCCGCTAGTCATGGACGCCACGGCGAAGCGTGTTTGAGGGACGATATCTGTGGTTCCGCGCAGGCCGGAGCCTAAGTCGGTCCACGCGATGATGTCCGTGTTGTTCTCCTGGACCCGGCTGTAGGGTGAGGTCTGCACATGGTTGACCTGAAACATGGACTGGGCGAAATACACCACGTCGCGGGTCGCGGAGAGTACCAAATCGACTGTGTTCGTCTCGACAAAAACATCTGCGGTCGTTGGTAGATTAACATCGGTGCCGTCCTGGCTCCCGATATGAGCCTCGAAAGCATCCATCCGCAGGGCGAAGATCGCCGAGCGGGTGTAGTCATGGGTGTTTCCGCCTTCCGCCGCGTACTGCAGTTTGCAGACCGCGCTCGCCGATGCCGCCGCCAGATACCCCACGGAGCCAATCGACCATGTTTCCGCGAGGTCCTCTCCCTCCCACTGGTTTATCATGGCAACCGTGCCGCCAAGGCTAAGTTGCTGGCGCATCGCGTCGGTAACGCTGTCGACTAGCCAATCAGCCGTAGCGATAACAAGCCAATCATCGCCGCCGCCTGACGGCAGGGTAACGGACGCTCCATCGGCCTCCGACCCGTAATCGGGGGCATCGCCGCTGGATGTATCCTCAGCGTAGCGGAAGTCTCCGGCTGCCAAGTCGTCCAGCTTAAGAACCAAGATCGAGAAGTTATCCGCCCGCGCCGTGCCCGCCGCTGCTGAGGAAAGCGCGATGTAGAAGTTGTCGTTGGTCGCCAGTGTGATCCGATCGAGCCATACAAACTCCCGAGCACCACGACCTGCATTAGAGCTATCCGGCTCGGTACGGTTGGACGACTGCACGGTGGCGCCGGCGAATGTCGAGCCGATGCGGAAATCGGACAACGAGTTGGTCGTCGTGCTGGCCCCGCCGACAGACCAGCGGACGAGAACGATGACATCGTCGCCATTGGCAAACCCGGCGGTAGTCAAATCGCTCCAGGCAACCGTGTATTGCGTGACCTCTGCGGCAGACGTCGAGGTCGTGGTACGTTGTGTTACATCGGTCTTGTTGTAGGTGGTAAGCGCGGTCATTTACGATCCGCCCGTGACTGGACACAGGACGATGCGAATAGGCATGAGATCCCCCTACTGCACCACGATTTCAGAAGCGACAATCTGCCCGCTTGCGTCACGCACCAAGCGCCGCGGCGCGGTGGACGCTGCCGCCATTGCCTGCATGGCCTGGGCAAGCTGTGCCAGCGCTTGCAGCATCGCCTCATTGTGCTGAGCAGGCCCCGCTCCGAGCTGCGCGACGATTTGTCGAACGGTTTCGACGCCCTGACTGGTTCGACCCTGAGCTTCGTCTAGCTGTTCCGTATTAAAGGCGCCATCGACAACCAGCTTCAGCATCTCGATGGATCGGGCGGCTTCCATGTCGACCCGCTTGTTGTCGATCTCCTGTTGCCGTTGGTTTAGTTCGGCTTTCCGCTGGTCGATATCGACTTGGCGGTCTTCCAGTTGCCGGGCCATGTCGCCGTCAGCCGAGCCGTCCATCTGGCGGCGTTCCATGTCGAGACGGGCCGCTTCTATCTCTAGCTTGGCCCGGTCGTTCTCGATACGCGCCTCGATGGACTTGATATCGGCCTGGGCCTTCGCCGCTGTGGCTTGCTGCTCGGGTGACGGTCCGTCATCGCTGGCTTTCTCCATATCGGACAACGCCTGCTCGAAGACCGTTTCAAGCTGCCGTCCGGTCGAGAAACCGCGAACGCTGAACATCAGCATCTCGGACAAGAGTCGGCCAAGCGCTGGGTTTTCCTTGGCGGCCGGCACGGCCCGCTCCAGGAACGGCGTGACGGCGGTCAAGAAAGCCACCCTGGCCTGTTGCTCGGCCGCTCGGTCCGGCGCCACGGTGCTGTCGGTTTCGACATCGATGCGGAAGCCCCGGAGCTTGTCGCTCTTGAGCAACTCCAGCGCCGCGGCAAACGTTTTCTCGTCGCCCTGCTTGGATTGCAACCAGTTCGACATGGACTCGATGGTCTCGGGGGTGAAGTGCTCGCCGGCTATCTCGGCGGCTATGCGTAGATTAGCCCGCACGAAGCTTTGCATCTTGGCCTGCCGGTCCTCGACCCGGACGGAGCCGAAGCGCGCCTTGATGCGCTGGGCCCCGAAGGTCTCCTTTGGGTCGCTGGCACCGCGCATGATGTCCGCAACACCGCTGACCTCGTAGAAGTCCTGTTTCAAACGGTCACGCTCGGCCCGCAGCACGCCAAGAGCGGACACCAATTGCTCGAGCGGCAGAAAATCCACGTTGCCCTTGAGCCCGCCGGTCTCCTGCAACTGGGCCCAATTGTCGACCGGGATCAGGCGGTTCTCGGCCCGGCTCGACAGCAGGTCCTGGATGCTTTCGCCGATCAGTGAATTGTAGACACCGCGCACCGCGATGGCCTCGGTCAGCAGCGAGATGCGCTCTGAGATCGAATCAAGCTGGCCCAGTTGATGGCGCCACTGGTGATGATCCGGGACCGGCACCGTGGTGTTGGGCGTTGAGTTCGCGTAGAGCGGCTTGGGACACGGAAAGAAGCCCTCGAGGCCCAAGGGGTCGGCCTTGGTATCGAGCGTCTTGTCAAGAAAGCCTTCGGCGACCCACACCACCTCGCGTTTGGTCTTGTCCCATATCTCCCACACGGCGGCGCGTTGGAAGACATCGCCGTACTGGCTGGCTTCATCGTCGGTAAGTCCAGGCGTGCGCTGGTTGAGATTAACCTCCTTGCCGATATCTCCGAACCGGTCCACCAGGGCGTCACGGGTCATCAGAACCCGGCGGGCCACCCAGGTGACCTTACCCCACAGCGGCACCGGGGTATGTCGAAAGTCCCTATAGTGGACGAATTCGGGCTCGGCCCGCTCGGCCACCACGGGGTTGAACTCCTTGCCGTCGTCTCCCTTCTCCGGCTCGCCAAAGGTCGGAATATACCGCCACCAGGTTTGACCACGACCGGCCAACAGGTAGTCGTCTCGAGCCGCCTCCATGGCTTCCTCGAAGGGATCCACATCAACGATGTTCCCGAGTGTGCGCTCGATCAGTTGCGCCGCGGCGCGGGCGACCGGGTCGGGGTCCTTGAACTTGCGCTCGGTCTCCACCTTCGGGGGCCGGGCATAGACCAGCGGCTGGAGCGTCTTGATTGTCGACCAGAAGACGTTGAAACGGTCGCTGTCGTCGCGCCGGCCGGTGTCGTCCTCGTCGTCGCGGAACCGTTTGACCGCCTTGTCGGCGCGCTTGATGTGGTCGCTGAAATATTTCTCCGAGGCCTTGAGTTCCGCATGCCAGCGGCGGGCCACGGATGCTGTGTCCTTGCCGAAGTCCTTGGTGGTTTCGACCTGGGTGCCGGTGGGCTCAGCCATCAGGGAAACACCGCATAGATTGCGTCATGCACTCGGCGGCGCAGCGCCTTCTTCAATTTTCTCCTGCTTGAGTACACCACGAGTTCAAGGCCAGTAACGATCACGCGGACCAGACACGGCTTGCTCGGCTCGATAAGGCCTTCTAATCCCCGGGGAACCCGAGTACCGATGAAGGCGATCGCATCCATGTTTAAGTGCGTTTCGGCGCGGACGAACTTCACACGTCGATCGCCGAAAAGTGTCTTAACTAGGCTTTGCACTGTGCGGAGGGTGATCACGCCATGCCGTCCCGTTGCCATGGCGGCAACAACAGATATTCAACGCGCTGCTCTATAAGCCGGGCCATGGTTTGCTCGCGCTCTGTGAGGCGCGTGCTTGGCTCCCAATCATGCTCGGGCTCCATACCGAATAGCTCGTCAATGTCGCCGCGGTGATACCCGCAACTGAGGACAAGTCGGCCGGGGCTGTGCGTTCCTGCTACTGCGACGCCGATCGGCAAGCCCATCCCCGCCGCTGCAGCGCTGGCCGCTAAGGCGATGAAGAACTGGCGGCGCGATAACACACCGCCTGTTAGCGACACATTTTGGCTAACGCCGCCGCCGTGGTTTTGACCGTGCAGATGTCGGCTACTGGACACTGGTCTTCACCTCACTGCCGTTCTCGCGGCTGCTTCTTGCTCATCGCAGATACACCGCGCCAATCGAGTACGTGAAGCTCGGCGTCGTGCCGCCGATGGTCGAGACGATGCGCCAGTCTTCGGGCAACACATCGCTGACCGAACGGTTCGCGGTCTCGCCAACGCCCGGGTACACGGTGAGGGTGTCGGAGCCGGCGCCGGTCTTCTGTGCAAACGCCGCGCCCGGCATGTCGACGTAGCCGTCACTCACCGGGTCTTTGGTCTGCAGCTTGATATCCAGCGTCGGCGTCGTGCCGGAGGCCGCCGTGATATCGAGGTACAGCGTGACGCCTCGAAAGCCGAGGTTTTTGATATCATCACTGTTCTCGGTCACGGTCCGGGCCGCAGCGGCGACCGCCTCGAACGACAGATGCGCGCGGCTCGGGATATCCAGCGGGATGTTTTCCAGCATGGTCAGATCGCCTCCTAGTACGAACCAAAGATGTTGGTGGTAGTGCTCAGGCCGTGGAACACCGAGACGTGTTGGGCCAACTCGGTCACGCACTCGTAGGTTTCCAGTTCCGCCAGCACCGCCGCGAAGCCCTTGGTCTCCCGTTCCATCACGGCGATCTGCGTCTCGACGTCCGTGGCCTTACGCTCCACGATGGCGCGGAAAAGGTTGTCGCCCTCCTTGCGGCTGATCCGGCCCGCCAACGCCCGCAACCGGTCGCGGTGTTCCCTGGCCTCCGACAATCCCTTGGCCACCATACCGGCCGCTTCTCCGGCACAGTTCACCATGGCCTTGACGATATCGACGTCCTTCCGGAACGCCTGGCCGGTGCCAATCACTTCCTCGAAGAGCTTGGCCTGCAGGGACGCCACATAACCGTGGAACCGCAGGTCGCTATCGTCGTCGACCGCGCCCGTTTCGTCATAGCGCAGGCGCTTCGCCGGATCGGAGAGAACCAGGTAGGCCCGGCGCACCGCGACGAATGCTTCGATGTTGCCGCCCACGTCGGGGTGCGTTGCCTTGCTGCGCTCCCGGAACGCCGCCTTGATAGCGGGCGCCGCTGCGTCTTTCGGCACGTCGAGGATGCGGTATGGATCGAAGATTTCGCTCATGCCTCTGCCTCGATGGTGAAACCCTGGCCTAGCCCGGGTGGCAACACGCCAGCCATGAGATACCGGCGGTGCCGGCGTAACTCGCGCTTCAACCGCGTGATGGTCCGGCGTGAACTACCGACCGGCACAAGCTTGGCGCCGACCCGGGGATTGATCTCCAACTGCGCCACGATCTCACCAGCCCACCGGATCACCGCCCGATCCGCGAGCGTTGCCGCTGCGGCCCCTGGTCTTCCCAAAGCTTCTGCATGGTCACGTCCTCGAGCGTGGAGATCGGCGGCGGCGGTTGATCCTCCCGTTGCCCCTTGACCATCCGGGCCAGCATCCGGCCGAACAGGGACAGGACGTCCACCTGGTCGTCGTTCATGCCCGCAGGGAACACCAGAAGTTCGGATTTGAGATCTTCGATCCATGGCGCTTTCCGTGGGAGATAGACCTTGCCTTGTGCCATCCGACCCCGGATCGCCTGGGCTCGGGTCGCCTTGTCCTTTGCCGAGGGATAGGACCGTCGATAGCAATATACTCGGCTCTCCTGCATTCTCTTGTGGATGAAGGGCCCGACGCTTTTCTTGATCTGCCCGGCCTCCTCGGCCCACTCGATCGGGCTCCACCGCTGCATCATGTTCAACAGCATCTCAATCCAGACATCCGAGGCCGTCTGACCCCGCCACAGATCGAGCAGGAAGAGATTATCGGTCGGATCAATACCGGCCACGGCATGGACGG